CATATATTTCTGATACTTTGTCGTATATTGAATAAATATTTTTTGATTGTAGTTTTTCGTTTTTGTCCATTTTGTCCTCGTTGTCGCATATTATTTATCATATGATTATTAGTTACATAATATATATGTTGCGTCAAACTTTTTTTACAGGTCTCTTATAAGCTGCTTTAAACTTTGTAATTTTACTTCTTCTTCTACCCATAGACGGTCTAGATTTTCATCATAGCCGTCATACACTGGTTTATCTTTTTGTCTTTCTTTTCTGGCTTGTTTAATTTTTTCATATAACTCAGGGTTATATGTTTCTTTATGTAACGGATTATTTAATAGTTCCAGGTAATACCTTGGAACTGTTGTTTTTTTTTCTTTTATTACGACATAGTCGTGTGGAAATACATCTTTTATGTATTTCTTAAACCAGTCATATCCTATTCCCGGTTTTCTACTCATAGTGCAGTATTCGTGTTTGTTTTGTGTCACCTCCCCTGTTAGGGGATCTATTTTTGTTTGTTCTTCTGTTCCTTTTTGTTTTTTCATTACATATCTTGCTACATAGCTGGCGCTTTCTAATTCGCAATTGCCAATGGTACTAAATCCATATGGCCATATTTGTGCTAATTCTTTACTTTCGTATATTTTGTAGCCTTTTCTTTCTGTATGTAATGTTTTGTCTGGGAAGTCATAACCAAATATTATTGCATGATAATGTGGTCTTTGGTTTTCTTCTCCATATTCTCCACAGTGGAAGAATCTGATATGCTTCCCGTGCTTCTTTCTCAGACGTTTCATAAAACGCTGAAATTCACGCACATCTAGAGAAGTTGGAACTTCTCTTTTATTTAATGATTCTGGATTAAATGTTAATGTTATAAAGCACGACTTATCGTGCATTTGGGCCTCGTGCATAATACGAGTTGCCCATTGTCTACTATAATTTAGTCTACACCCTACACATTGTCCACATGGCAAATTAAACCCTTTCGCATACGGAAAGGGACTATTGAATACTATTTTGCCGTCTAGTCTGAACGCCGTGAGAGGGTGGTAGCATTTCATTGTTATATTCTATAACCGCCTCGCATAGGCTTAATGTTATTTTTTCTATTTACTTTCATTGCAGTTTTTTTAAAAACTTTACTGCTTCGTTTTCTACTCATTTTTTTTCTATACATATAGATCTCCATTTAGGTTGGTGTCACTCCACACAGTTGACATCAAGTAGTCAACTGTGTGGCCTATTCCTTCGGCTCTTGAGCTATGGGTGGCTCGACGCTTTCAGGAATAGGGTCTGCAGCTGAGGACGGAGCCACAGCTTCTGGGGTTTCGTTTATGAAACCCATTTTTATTAATTCGTTTTTATTATCCGGATTGCTAACAAATTCGTAGAATTTTCCCGGATTGTTATCGAATTGTTTTCTGATATCTGACGGAATTGTCATGAATTCTTCCTGGGCATTTCTGACCAGATCTAATGCTTCTCTGTAATCTGTTACTTCAGAGAAATCTCCGTATCGGGCTTGGCCACGATGTACGTGTTCTATTATTCCATTTCTGTCATGTCTTTTTATTATATTTACTATATCGCATTCCTCTTGGAAATGCTGTTGGGTGAGGGATTCACCCTCTGTATGAAAGAAACATGGCTTATGGGGTTCATAAGCTGTTCTAAAAGGTATTACTTTTTCTAGTTTTTTCATTTTGTCCTCGTCCTGTTTATGTAATATTTCGGTACTCTTCTTGGTATACGTATTCTTAATGGTTTATCTGTTGATGCTTCTTTGGCATTTGTTATATCGTTAATAAAATCTCTTATTACTTTATCGATTGCAGTGCCTTCCATCATTTCTGTTAAGGATTTTCCTGTTACAAATTTGCCTACTTTACTTTTAGATGCATCATCTAATAATCTATCTATACCAAGGCCTGTTTTTCCTAAAACAGAACCACCAGTTCTTTTTAGTATTGCTGTTTCTTCTCTAATTTTTGCTGTTGTTGCTAATACGTTTTGAACATTAGCTGATGTTTGCTGAATTTGCGCTTTACCCATAGCCATTTGTAATGCTTGGGGACCCATTTCAGACATAGCTTTTCCAAAATCAGGTACTTGAGCCATGGCTCCACTAGGTGTAGATGCACCACCTAATTTTGATGCTAATATTGGATTTAATCCAGATTTTCTCATATCAGACATTGAACGTTGATATGCGGTATTGGACATTTCGCGCTGAAAATTCATTTGATCTTTAGCGCGTGATTTTTGTTGTTGAGCCTGATATGTAAGAGGCAGTATGTGACTAAGTAACATTAGAAATGATCAATCAGACCAGGTACACCATATGTAGGCATCGGTCTTGCACATTTTAATTTAAAGTACATATCCAAAATCATATTTGGATAATTCTGTACTGCTGTTACTCGGTCTACTGGCGGGTTTTCTTCTATAAATGAAGCATTTAATGCCGGCAGTGACCCAAAGTCTTGGGCTAAATGCCAAGTGTCTAAGCTTTGTGCGAAATTAGATCGCATTTGTCCTGTAACAAAGCTTGGTTTGTAGCGGTACTCAGCGTACCTTTCTTGATAGCCGAATACTGAATCGTCGGCTGTTGTTCCTTGGGCGTAAATCTCTTTATTAAGGATTGACTGTTCTCCAAGGTGGGCTAGGGCAGGCCAGTAGAAATCAAACTTCGTTTGTCTACTAAAGTGTCTTGGTAACCCTTGTTGGTATGTAAGATCTGCAAATACATTTGCTAGCCCTATAATTACTGAATGTTCAGTAAATGATTTACTAAATTTATGACCCATAAATCCAGTTGTTGCGTAACCTGAAAGGTTACCTTGTGGTGTTGTTGTGTCTGTGGAACTTGTTTGTGCTATAGGATTTACATTAATCCTATCTTTTCCTCCGCCTAAATATTCTGGTCTTTGTAATCTGGCGTCTGGTGATGTAACTCCAAAATGGCTTTGAATTACTTCTGTATATCTTGTTCCACCGCGTGCGTCTTTTTCATAAAGACGTTGTATTTGAAAGGCTTCTCTTAATTGGTTTATTGTTGCAGCGGTTGCATCAGTTAAATCTGCGTATGTATTAAATAGTCCGCCGGTTGCTGTGGGTCCATTTGTTACGCCGTATGTATCGCCGTAGTAATTAACGGCATATCCACCGGGACTTTCGTTACCGGCTACTTGAAATTTTCCATCACCTGTTGTACCGCCACTAATATGTTCATATCTAACTGGGGCTTGTGTACCTAGTGGTAATGTGACTGCATCGCCTTTTTGTGGCCAAGGTAAAGCACTTGTAAAATAATCGTGTCTTTTACCTCTTTTAAGCAAGCTATAATTACTTGCTGTATCTGGGCCGTCGCCTTTGTCGACTGTTACGCTGTTTTGTAGATTTTCATCTCTAAACCAGTCGTTATATATTAAATTATATGCTCTACCGCATAAATTATTAAATGTTAATGCAACATCGGTTGGTACACCGAAATAGTCATACAATGTGCTATTTGTTGCTGTTGTTGTTGTTGTTGGTACTAAGTAATCCGTACTATCGCCCGGATTTGTTTGCTCTCCGCAAAACTTTTCCCAGTTGTCCCATATAAGTCTATATGGTACTGCAAAAAAGAATGTTTCTATATATAAGTTATCCATAAATGGATTAATTGGTGTAGCCAAACGGCCAAAGCCGTTGGCATCCATTTGAAATGTGTCCCCAGGTAATGCTTCATCATAGAAAATTGGTATTAAATTTCCTGCGTCAAATGTTGTTTTTAAACCGTGATCTCTATTAAAAACTGATCTTTGTATATCTACTTTAGGTACTCTACTAAAGTCTTTACTTAATGTTGATGGAAGATTTCCTTGAGGTCCAAACATGTTTTATTCCTTTTTTGTTGAATCCGATAAGACTTCGAATTCTATTATTATTGTTGTTTCAGTAGGGCTTACGAAGCCCTCTGTTTCTACCCATCTGCCAATTCTGGCTAAATGGTAATCTTTTGGATATTTCCCAAAAGGTAGTTCTGGTCGTTGTAATAAGTCCGTACAAGCTCGTATTGCAGTGCCATCTGTAAGTTCTATAAATGGTGGTGCATATATTTCTGATACTTTGTCGTATATTGAATAAATATTTTTTGATTGTAGTTTTTCGTTTTTGTCCATTTTGTCCTCGTTGTCGCATATTATTTATCATATGATTATTAGTTACATAATATATATATTGCGTCAAACTTTTTTTACAGGTCTCTTATAAGCTGCTTTAAACTTTGTAATTTTACTT